CAGTCCACCACATTTCGCTTCATGTCGTTTTAGCGAATCTTTTCTGGTGAATGCTTTGGAGCATTTTGAACACACAATAGTTCCAACAGTTCTCAAAAAGGTTGATTCACACGATACTTTAGTGTCGATTTCATTCCCTGGTTCATCCTTATGAATTTGCGGTTCATCGTTATGAATGTGTGGTTCATCGTTATGAATTTGTGGCACATCGTTATGAATTTGTGGCACATCGTTATGAATTTGTGGCACACCATTGTCAATCGATTTCACAACATCATCGTCCGCTTTCATAGAACATGGATTCTTTTTATTTTCATGTCTACGCAAATCACATATTCTGTGAGTGCAATAGTTACATTGAGTGCATTTGTATATCATTTTAGTATTGATACCTGATGTATTTAAGTGCATTTGTATGGCGGAGGTATATATTGTAGATTCATTAGATTCATTTCGTTGCGTTTCGAGTTGATATCGAAGAACTGTGACCTCGACGACCGTTATTGTGTTAAATTTTACTCATTGGAGTTGCGTGATTCACAAACTCCAAAACACACGCTACACAGTATAGTAAAACATAAGGAATCGATGTATACGTATTAAATGTAGTTTCATCCCCTGGTGAAAAAGGAAACTATCAATGTATACGCGTTGTCCGTTCCATTGGTCATTTCATTATTGAAAGTCAATTGTAGATAGTATGATTCAATTAAAAGTAACCCTTCGTACCAATATTGTCGTCCCGTATACATACGAATACATTAATATTATACATTCTATTACCATAATTCGTTTCAGATGCACTTGACTAAAAAATCGTTATGTTTTTGTGGAGCATCGTTATGTTTTTGTGGAATTTTTTGAAATTTCAAATAAATCGTTATGTTTTTGTGGAGCGTCGTTATGTTTTTGTGGAGCGTCGTTATGTTTTTGTGGAGCGAATTTATCTTTCGCCTGAACGTGATTAACTATTATTTTCACGTAAGGAATTATTTTAATTTCAAAAACTGCAAAAAAATGCACACAACTTTCTAAAATGTTCTACACAGAGTGCAATCTTTATCGGTAATGGTATGTATGAAACTATTTAAATGTGCGTTTTCATTACCAAAACGCAATTTTTAAAATTAAAAAATAGGGAGGGGGAAAAAAAAATTTTAACATGAAATTCATGACACAAAAAATGTTTTTTTGAAAATGGAAATTAAAATTATAAAAATTATAAAAAGTATAAAAAGGATAAAAAGTAAATTAAACAACTTAAATCAAGTCAAGTATATAAAATAAAAGTTATCAAAAGTATCTCTTGTGCGAATCAACGGAATCGTATTGTTAAAATTTGATAGTTCGTAGTTTGTATTGATTCAAGCACCGAATCCATTTTAAACTTCGTTTGAATGACAGACATCGAGTTGGAGTATGTCACAAATACATACAACGTGATTGCGAATGAATTCGACGATAGTCGATATTGTGTATGGGATTTTGTGAAACAGTTCTTGGTAGACAAGAAACACTTATCAGGCATTGATGTTGGTTGTGGGAATGGTAAAAACATGATTCATGAACACATGGTGGGTATCGATGAGTGCGATGCGTTTGTAAAAATATGCAACCAAAAAGGAAAACGGGTGACGAAAGCATGTTGTTGCAGCATCCCTTTTGAAGACAACACTTTCGATTACGCAATGAGTATTTCCGTGATTCATCATTTATCGTCGGAAGAGCGACGAATGCAAGCGATTCGAGAATTGGTTCGTATCGTAAAACCGGGTGGGCAGATTTTATTCAACATGTGGTCTGTCGAACATCAAGAAAAAAGAGTGTTTCAACAAGGAGATAACTATGTTCCATGGTTCATGAAACCCAAAAAGAATGAATGCAGGCGTAGTTATATACGTTATTATTACATCCATGATTTCGACTCGATTGTGTGTTTCTGCGAAACGATACGTTCGGTGTTTGAAAACGTATCCATCGAATCCGTTTTCAACGAAAAGGGAAATTGGGTTGTCCTCATGACGAAGAACGTATGACTGTTTGGAAACTGGACCAATGATCCAAAAGTGATTGGCGCGTAAAAATCACAAATGGAATTGAAATGTTCTGAGTAACATTGCAGAAAACTCAACGCTGCAATGCAAATGGATCAGATAGACCATTCCAATATCTGTCAACATATTTAAAAATATAACGGCATTTTATCAATATAACGAAGAGTCAATCAAGGAACATGTGAATTGTGACGCAAGGGACTCGGGTGATGATCAGAATGTGGTCCGAGCGAAAGAGGTTGACAAGCACATCATTGGCGTCAACTCTAGCACACAGACGGGTTTGAGTGATGTTCAAAGTGTCAGGCATAGTCTTATAGATGATGGATATGTCCGAAGACGGTACCTCCGAAGGCGTCCTATAATTGTCATTTAATTTGATTTAATTCGGACTATGAATTGTATAAAATACTTAATTTACTACAGACTGAAATGTAAATATAAACTAACTTTTTTGGATATTCCTTTAATATTCTACTGAACAATGGATTAAGGTAGTTTCGAAGAACACATATATGACTCACAAATGGATTGTTTTGTGTAAATGAATCATATATATTTTAAAAAAATGAATACGAATTTGATTTGAATAGAAGTTGTGAAAACTCTAGTTAGAGTATGCGAGACCACCCATACCAGACATCACACGCAATACGTTGTAGTTTACGGCGAATACCTTCACGGTGTCGCATGTGTTGCCTCCAGGGTTAATGCCTTCAAGGTTCAGAGTAGCATTGTCTATGCGAGACATGTTGCAAGTGCCAGATGGCTGATGCTCTTCAGGCTTGAGCGCGAAAGAGTATACGTTGATTTCCTTGTCAGTTGGCACGCGTTCGTGGTGCTGGTAAGGCTGAACCAACTGGAAATACGCGGGCTTGCGCACAGAGAAACGTTCGTGTCCGTTAAGCTGAAGCTTGGCATTCGAGTAAGTGGTTACAGCTGAACCCGCAAGGTATTCTACCCACACAAGTTCCTTCACGGGGTGGTTGAAGTTGAGCTTAATCTTGGAAGAAGGAGACTCGTCACCAGTGAATTGGAGCTGTTCGATGAGGTATTCATGAGATACCTGGGCGAATCTGCGGCGCTCGTCGGTGTCAAGGTAAATGTAGTCCACGTAAAGAGAGGCGTTAGTCATTGTCAGATCAGCATTAGATTCGAATTCGATGTTGATCTTCACTTCGTGGTATTGGAGGGCAATCAGGGGAAGAGCAAGTCCTGGGTTGCGGCAGAACCAGAATTGAAGGGGTACGTATACGGTTGTAGTAGCATTCATTACAGCAGTAGTCATTTTTTCGTAACCCTCAAAATGACCAGAAGTTTGCGTCAATTCGTTCCAGATGTTCAACCAGGCACCGTAGTGCTTGTCAATACGCTGACCTCCGATTTCTACCTCTACTGATTTTACGACGTCGTGAGCAGAAACATCTGAGTCAGAACTGTTCGTGAGATCCATCTGAAGGTAGATGCGGGAGATCAAATCACCGTTTCTGGAGATGGTGCACGTCACCTTGTTGCCTAGACTGGCGGAACCGTTGAAAGTTTGTTCAATGGATTCCATAGAGAAGTTAGTGTGGCGTCTGTACACCACCTTGAAGAAAGTGATTTGTGGGTTGCCGGACAAGTAAATGTCTTGCGCACCGTAAGCTACCAATTGCATGAGTCCTCCTCCCATTGTTTATTTTATATTAAGGTGAGAAAAAAAAAACGAATGAATACGTAGATTACATAAAGACGAAACGGTTTTCTTAGATTCATGCCAATATCGTTAAATATAACGTTAAGTATTTAAGGTTTCTGTTAACGAAATGCTATAATAGTACATATAATATGAAATCAAACACTTCACAAAATATAAAACCAGTAAACCAGAAGAGGTCTTGTAGTTATCAAAAGTCAACAAATACATTGGATCATTGTCACAAAGCTAATTTGGACCTATTTGAGCAAAAAAGAGAAACCTTAGTATTAAAAAAAGATGAGTTGGCGAAATATCAGGAACAATTGAAGGAAATTCTCGAGAAACCAAATAACATGAAAACCGACGAAGAGTTTATTCAGATGGTCACACTCAATGACGAAATTAAATTGAAACAGAAGGAAATCGAACGTATAGAGAATAATTCATCCGAATTGGTATATTTCACAAACACTTCACACATATTGTATAATTACTATAATTTGGTTGAAAACAACAACGACAATAAAAAAAGTATTGAAAAGCAAATCATATCTCTAAACAAGAAATCCATATTGGATTATTTTCATAAGAACGAGTCGACGACGACGTCGTTGGAACCGGAAACTATTCCGGAGAATCATACTTCTAATGATGGTTTCGATGAAGAAGACGATTTACAAGACGAAAACGAGAATGATTTTAATCGTGCGTCATTGTTGGACAAATATCTTTCATTAACGGATTCGAATTACATCAATGACAATATTAATAACATTCTAGCAGCCAATTGTGAGCATTGTTCTTCGACCTCGAAAACCTTTTTACACAATGATAGTATAGCATATTGTAATGATTGTTTTGCGGTATACCATTTGTTGACTGACAATGAGAAACCATCCTACAAAGACCCTCCTAAAGAAATCAGTTATTTCTCGTACAAGCGCATCAACCACTATCAGGAATGGTTGAATCAAATCCAAGGAAAAGAAACAACAGATATTCCGGAAGAAGTGTTTGATCAAATCATGCTCGAACTCAAAAAGCAAAGAATTTACAATACCAAAGAACTCACGAGCAAAAAGGTGAAAGAAATCTTGAAAAAGCTAAAGATTAACAAATATTACGAACATATTCCATATATTCTGAATCGAATCACTGGTATACCAAATCCAAATTTAACGCCCGAATTGGAGGAAAAGTTACGGAACATGTTCAAGGAAATCCAAGTCCCGTTCTTAAAACACTCACCATTGATACGTAAGAACTTTTTATCGTATTCCTATGTGATTCATAAGTTTATTCAGATCTTAGATAAGCCAGAATATTTGAAACATTTTCCTTTGTTGAAAAGTAGAGAAAAATTACACCAGCAAGAAGAAATCTGGAAAAAGATTTGTATCGATTTGAATTGGAAATTCATACGAAGTATTTAGGCGCTTGGGAGCACTGGCATGTTTCCGGGAGAGGGGAAACCTACCAAGTTGGCACCTATACCTAGACCAGCACCAGATCTGGCACTTACACCTAGGCTTGGGCTGAACAAATCCAACAAACTGAATGTTGCCGCAGCGATGAATCCGATCAAAGCAACATCTTCGAACGTCATCTTCTTGTTTGGTAGAAGGAATGCGGCAGTTGACACGACCAATCCTTCCATGATGTATTTGAGCACACGGATGAACACTTCCATGAAATCAAATGAATGTTGCATTATATTTATTTATATGGATATTTTTTATTTCGACATTTACTTAAAAATAATTCAGTAGATAGGTTACAAGATGATTTCAACCAGCGAAAAGGACTTTTTGGATAACGATCAGAAAATCCGTGGACAAAACTTCACGTGCGTGTCGTTCTTGTCACCCGGGACCATTCTAAAAAAGAAAGACGTGTTTTATTTTGAAAAGTTCCTAGAGAGTTTTTCGAAGTCGCTCACACAATTGTTCGATGAAGTCGAGGAACATTACCCAGACAAATCTGAACAGATACGTATTTTCAAAGAGGCCCATTGTGTTTATTTTGAACCTAAAGAGATTCACTCCAATTTCACATCGTTCGTTTCAAATTCAGTGGAAAAGTTGGACGAAGAGTTTGGTGCCGAGAATGATTTCCAGACAAATGTACGTGGATTGAAGATTCGAGGTACGTATGATACACTTGAAGAAGCGAAGCATCGTGCAGATGTTCTTCGAAAAAATGACGATGAAAAGTTCAGTATCTATATTGCAGAGGTTGGATGCTGGGTTCCTTGGAATCCTAATCCCGACCAAGTGGGTGACCAAGAGTTTGCGGAGACTGAACTGAACACTCTGATGAAAAACTATGTAGAGAATTCAGAAAACAAGAATGCTCTCTTCAACGAACGTAAAAGTGACCTTATGAAGAAGATTGAGGAGGGAAACGTAGAATTGAAGACCAAGAACGAAACCATCATCGAGGAAGACATGGATGATGTGGAGACAATGGTTGGAATTGATGAAAAATCAGAAGACCATTGGTTAGCGAATAAGGACCATGTGAAAGAGGCATAAAGCGAATTTCAAATGAAAGAAAATGAACTTAAGGAACAATATATATATGTTCTGTTGGCGTTCTTACGTAACTTCTTTGAAAAAAAGTATGTAAATTTATAAAGAATGAAAAGTATTATTTTTATTATTTTCATGATTGGAGTAATCATGATTCTAGACGGAACGTATAGGGAGGAGATTGATAAGCACAAGAACGATAAAAAAATAATTTACAAATTTGTACCGAGGGCGATGTACGACGATGTATACATTGCGGGAACGAAAGAACCGTTGTATCAGTCCATATTTGACGAATCGTATTCCCATCGAGGGTTAGGATTGTATTAGTTAGTAAAATGGATACATCCAGTTGAGTCACGACGAACTCCTCTTCTTCACATTGATTGTAGGTCTTTTTTTCCTAAATAAAGATGGATCATATTCTTCTTCTTTGTCTTCGTCATTCCCCATTCGTTTGCTCAACTCCCAAAACTGTCGGTTACAGAGAGTGAATGGAGTGTGTGTTTCTGCTTTGTACCAAAAGACATTGTCTTCGAGTTTGTTACTTTTTGTCGTATTGTCTATCACTAAACATTCGTAGTTTTCGGTACATTGATCCATGACTTGACAGAATATTTCAAAATTTTGAAACATTCCAGCATAGTTGTCGTATATACGTTTTCTATTTGCGACGATATTTTCACGAAGTATGAATATATAATCTATATTCGTCCGTAAATTTGGAGGAATCCCTAATGGATACTGCATAGAAATTACAAAAAACATTTTGAGATGGCGTCCGTTCATGAATAGTGCACGAACGTTCTTTTCTTTTGTCCATGAAGAATCGTATAAACAGTCGTCCAGTATCAAAAATGCTCTTGGATCGATTTGAGAAGATCCGTATTTGCTCACCTCCATGTTTATATTTTTTAATAGTGTTTGTTGGCGTTTAACAACATTATCTACAATCGATGAACGATATTCATCGTGTATGAACATTTTTGGCACGAATTCACCGAAGAATCCGTTTGCGGCTTCTGTCCCAGAAATGACAGTACCTACTTGAAAAGAGTTATTGTAGTACAATAGGTCTTTTATCAAAAAAGACTTTCCGGTATTTCTTTTTCCGATCATGACAACAACTTTATCATCGGTGATCGTAGAAATATCGAATTTACGTAATTCCAATTTCATTGTTACTAGCACAAAACATTATTTTAAGAAACATCAAAACGGAGGGTCTCCTATTTTGATATTATTATACACGTTCGTGTTGTCCTTGGTATCTGTGATCAAAATGAACATCATGTACGAAACCAAGAACACGATGACGAATATAATTATAGATTGGTAATGGTCTGGTTTGTTATCCAATTTTGAATCTTTTTGTTTCGAAAATTGTAAATAGGACGTCACACATACAGCAATGACTAACGCAATCAATATACCAGCGTATTCCATTTATTCTACGTGAATATTTAATATGTTGTCTTAAGAACGTAACCGGATTAATTTTGCGATTTTAGTAAAAGGTATTTTTTAAGTTGATCTTTAGTGTATTTCGATTCCAGTTTATTGTTGGATATGTCTATGCCGAGAATTTTTTTTATTTTTTCTGAATTTTTGTACAGTTTCTTTTTGGAAGGAATTTCAACCGTTTTCGTGTTCGTGGTGGCAACTGCTTCTTTCGTGTCTTCGATTGGTGAATCTTCGTGGGCTTGTGATTCTTCTTCAGACTCTAGACAAACCTTTTCATGGAGAGTGTGTGTATCTTCGTCGTCCGCCTCCAGTGGTTCGCTCTCGGTCCCCTTGAACACCACCGGGACTACGTCCGCCTCCAGCGGATCGCTCACGGTCTCCTTGAACACCACCGGGACTACGTCCTCCTCCAG